CACTCGAGCCTTGTACAAAGTATCTCTTTCGGCTTGTGTTGGGTTAAACTTCAACTTAGTTACACCGCGAATTACTCCACGTGTGAAACCAGCAGGGGAGAACCATGCATCTGCGACACCATCAGTATAGGCACAAAGACCTGCAGTGTTACCTGCGTTACCGATCCAACGATATGCATCGTTGTACTTGTCGTAGACATAAATGACTCCTGAATCAAGTACACCGTAGGACGATGAATTGATAGAGTCTGCCCATGTTTTTGTTGCTGCTGCATCTGCAGTAGCGATTGGTGGTGATACGAACGCGACGCAATCCTTTCTTGCGGCCGCGACTGCGATGATAGTATTAGCATCAGTTGAGCTTACCGCTCCACCAATGATAAGGTTAACATCCAAAGTTTCTGAATCACCGAATGCGCTTGAGTAAAGTGCAGCTACACTGGATGGTGCAACATCAGTACCACCAGACAACGTAAACTCATCATCGTCAGTACCCGTTGCGCTTACTGCATCGGAACCAACCCATACCCATTTCGAGGTACGGTTAATTACGTCGTTGATATACTTGGATGATCCATCATCGTTTTTAGCTCCAGCCGTAACTGATAGATTAGCAAACTTTTCAAGAACAGTATTCGCTGAACCAGAAATGTCGCCATCCTCATCAAGTACGAGAACGTGTACTTCGCCAGCATCGGGTGCGATATCGAATTGGCCCTGCCAAGAGACAGAAGCTGCATCTGAATCAACGCCCCAAGAGGTATTCTTAATTACGACTACCTTTAGCGAGTTTCCAAGAGCTCCAGGATACTTAGCGATGAACTCGCCTGTACCTGTTAGTGTTAGCGAATCATAGTGGTCCTCATTCTTAACGAGAACGTTTGCGTCCCCAGAATCAGTACCGCTGTCCGCGTTAACTGCTGCGCCTACACCACGGTAGACTTTTAGGTTGTTTCCATACTGCAAAAATGATGCAGCATTAAGGAAATCATTATAGATTGTGGCGCTGGGTTCTCCGAATTTGTTGACCAATTCCTTTTCAGAACCAACAGTAACTACTTCTTCAACAGGGCCCCAGCGGAAATGTCCGGCAACGGCTCCTATTGATGTAGATACAGCTGGGACTACGCTGGTCAGATCAATTTCTTTGACCTCAACACCTGGGCTTACTAGAAATGCCATGTGCTTTTCCCCTCATTGAGTTTAATAGATAAGATTTTCATAATACGACGGTTTCTCATGTATTTATTTATAAATAATCATATCTCTAGTATAGACTACCTTCTTCGTCAACCTTCCACATATCCCCGCCTTCGTAGATATACTCAGGTTCACGGCCATCATCAACGACTCCGAATGGTACCATATCCTCTTCAATCATTTTAATCTGTTCCGCGTATATCATATCCTTAACGTTAATATCCGTCATTTCGTTAAAGAACGGGTTGGTGGAGAACCAACCAAATAACACTAGGTTCATCATTAAGTCGTCGTGGTTGTTATCGGAAGCCTCGTAGGAGGATCCCTTAGCAACGAAAGTAGACATCTCAATGATGGTATCCGCGTCAACGATCTCAATCTTAAACTGTTCGACTAAGTCTTTTATGTTTGAACAGCCAATTCGTTTGATCTTACGAGTCATAGTCACACCAATAGCGTTTGCTTTCACCATTGATTCTACATAACAGTTTTCGTACTCAAGATCATAATACAACCCGTTACATACGACCTGTCCTGCATCATTTGACTCAATAACCACATACGCTTCGTTAAAAGTCATAGCATATTTATAAATAATGTCAGGAAAGAGCAATGGAGAGATAACATTGTCACGATATACCGCCACCTGTTTGAAAGGTCGCACCGATATATCAATCACCGTAAAGGTGGAGTAATCCTGCCCTCTTCCCTTCGCTACATCAACGAACATCATATACTGATGATCTCGTTGTGGCTTTTCGTATACCTTGACGTTGTCTTGAACGTATACTGGATTCTGCGCTTGAAGTTTTAATAGCGCATCGGCAGCGATCAGGGTGTTTCCTGTTCCGTGGAATGTGTTTCCAAATTCTTGGTTAAACTGAAGTTCAGATGTATTGGCAATGGTCTGTCTTTTCCATTCCTCATCCCTTCCTGGGACGTCCCACCAATCCACCTTGAATGATCTATAGTCATTGGTTGTTTGAACTGCGCCTTCCCAGATTCTATGAAATACGTTTCCGACTCCGTTTGCCGTTGACGTGATAATGACCTTGGTGTCTGCACCCGCTGACACAACTGGATATGTTGAGGTGTAAAACTCTGCGTCGTTCTCGACAAATGCAAATTCGTCAAGGAAGAGTAGGTTGACAGACATACCTCGAATTGAGGATCCTGATGTAGCGGCAGCGATAATACGAGAGTTATTAGAAAAGTCAATGTTGGATTTGTTTACAATTTTACAACCGGGTTGAAGAAAGAACGGAAGGTTCTCTAACATAATCGTAATACGCGCTAGCATTTCACGAGCGGTTGAACCTTTGTTCGCTAATACAGCAATAGTTTTTTCTGGATTAAAAACTGCATACCACAACAGATAGGTAACCGATGATATCGATTTACCCGACTGACGACACGCTAAAACAATCGAAAACCTGTGTTTGTTAAAATGCTTAAACATTTCTTCTTGATACGGATATAGGTTAAAAGGAACCAAACCCTCATCGAGAGAAATAATTTTACAGTACTTAGTCGCAAAGTATACGGGATCGTTCATACACTTTGCGTATTCTTTGATTTCTTCCTGAGTCCACTCTTGCTCGACACCATCCCTTTTAATGTTTGGGTTGCCGAGGTAGCCGAACTCGTTATTCGTTATTCGACTTTGGCTCATGATCTATAACTGCTTTTTCTTTTTTCTTATTATGTAACATACGCTGTAGATCCGTAGTGGATCCCACATAAACATTATTCTGAGTTAAGTTTGGCAACCTTTTATTAGGATCTAGTTTGATTTCCTTTTTCTTCTTTTGAAGATCCATCAATCTGTCGGTGATCTCTGCGTTCTGTTTCATCATGTTTGATAAAACCTCGAATGCACGAGGGTGCTCACTCTCACGAGCAAGTTCCATCATTAGATCGATTGCCTCATCACCCTTTTCTGCTAGGTTGTAATACTTAGCACGAGCGTATTCGTAATCGTCATCAATTTCTTTGGTAGGATTATCCGTCATACAACACCCAAGAATCCGAGGAAGAATCAACCGTTAGTGTGGCCGCAGAGGTTACCCCTGTAACTGTTTCGGTATCGGTAAATCTTCCATCTGGAGAATCAACCGTAATGGTCGATCCTGTCACTGCACTTATACGGCCAACTGTTCCTGATGTACTACCAGTGACGCTTTCGCCAACGGTAAATGTTCCTGAGCTTGTCGTGAATGATATCACAGCTTCGTCAGGAATTGGATTAATCAGTTCAACCTCAATATCATAGTCATCCGTTTCTTGAGCGGTACTAGGTGAGATATAAATCTTTTGTGTTTGGTATGGTTCATCATTAACAGTCATTTCAGTATCAGCGAACGTTGCATCGACTCTACGAATGATTCCCTTATCACTTAACGGCCCATAGAACCTTACACGAGTCTCAAACTCAAGTGTGTAAATAATGGCACGACGTGAAAGAAAATCACCCTCATAGTCATCAGACATTGTTACTGACTGAAGTACGAATGGCATATCAGACTTAAAATTATTTTGAACTTCCTTTACGGTTACTGTGTATTCCGGTTGGAAGTATGGAAGAATCTGCTCGAGTAGTTGTAATGCCTCGTCCTGATTCTTTGTCATAATGTTTAACTGCAGCCCCATACGATAACCAACTGGGTTAAGAATGGTTTGCTTTTTGGTCGGGTCAGAAGAAGCAAGTGTTCTAGTGACACCTTTTTGCAGTTTTGTGTTTGTGTCATACGTCATTGATATGATCTCAAACGACATACGAGGTAAACGAATCGCAAGCTTAGGATCGTTTAGATGTTTTTCGTCCTGAATCCTTGCAAGAAACTTTTGCCTAGGACCATACGCAAGAGGTACCTTGATGGTCGATATAACATTACCACTTCCGTTCTTTTTAACGACGGACATGTTATTGAACAGAGTACCAAAAACAGCTACCGCTCTTTTGATGTGTTCGTGATAGTAATGGCCTGAAAACATAATCTATTACTCCGTACTTGGATCGCCGAATGGATTAGATTCAGAGAAATCAATGATTGAATCTGCTTCGGTCTCAAAGTCTTCGTTCTGGGAGAGTGGCTCATTTGGAATATCAAACCCGTCACTGCCAACCTTGTACACGGTAACGATAGACCAATCGTTGTTTGCATCAGTCAGGTGCGTGATCTTACCGATATTATTTGATAGGTCCGTCGGTAGGAAAGTCTTAGTGTCTCCTAGGCTTGACTGAACATCAACGACTTGGATCCTTGCCTGACGAGTAACCAATCCAGCGGCTTCCCGCGTTTCGTCAAACGTAGCGATCTCACCGGTGATCTTAACAGCGGCAATATCGGCGGCCGGTGAAGGAGAAATCGTAACACCTGGTTCAACTAGATAGCCATTGCCGGGGTCATCAATCGTAATACTTGTCACGACACCATCAGTAAGCACTGCGGTACCTATTGCGGTAGATCCGCTTGGAGGTGCCTCAAAGACAACAGAAGGAACTGACGTATAGCCAAATCCTCCATCGGTAACCGTTACGGTATCAACTGAGCTAGAAACCAGTGTTGACTGAGCTGATGCCGTTGATTCCTTGAAGGGAACGATTTGTTGCTCGATACGATCTCCTGGTGCGAATCCATACACGCCACCGTCGATAAGAAGTGTTTCTCGTGTTGCGTATATCTGCTCGAAACGATCGAGTTCTTCGATTGAAGTGTCG